ACCGTAAAGGGAGCTTCGGCTCCCTTTTTTTGTGTTAAAATTTTGTGATGAGATATTACCTAGAATTATTAATCAAAGCCAAAGGCTTATTGGAAACTGTTGGTCATGTATTTTTAAAAGACTCAATTAAAAATGATGACAACAAAGAAATATACACTCACATCTACGAAGCCTTTAAACACTTAGAAGAAGCCATAAAAAAACTAACCAAGTAAATCTTGAGACCTTGGTTGATAAAGAGTATAGTTATCTAAACCGAGGTAACTCGTTGCCCCAACTGACTCGGCAGACTTACTCCAAGATGGTGCAACATATTTAGTTAGGAGCAAATTATGGCTAAATCAACTTTTTCAGGTCCAGTCAAATCATTGGCAGGATTTATTTCAGCAGGTTCAAATGCAGTTGTTAGTTTAACAGCAGATACAACCTTAACAGTAGACGATCACGCAGGAAAAATCTTGTTGTGTAATGACGCAGACGGTAAATTTACTTTGCCTTCAATTGTCACAACAACACCTAGTGATCCTACAGACCCAAATCAAGCAAATAATCTAGGAGCATCCTTCACATTTGTAGTCGTAACAGCAGCTACTGATCTTGACATCTTAACTGATGGCACAGATAAGTTTGTTGGTGGATTGTATACAGGCGTAGATGACGCAACAGGTAAAACTTTTATCTCAGGTGCTACTAACGATGTTATTACTTTAAACGGAACAACCAAGGGTGGATTAGCAGGAAGCGTTATTAAAGTGCATGCTATTGCAAGTGCTAAATATGCTGTTGAAGGAATCACTTTAGGCTCAGGTACTTTAGTAACTCCATTTGCTGACGCTTAATTTTAGGAGCTTAGTATGTCAATGAGAATAACAGGCTCAGATGTAAAAACGGCAACTACAACATCTAGTGCAACTGGCGGTGCTTCTTTGATCTCAGGAAGATCAAGGTTAAGAGGCTACATAATCGCAGGTGGTACATCCGATGGAACCGTTACATTTAAAGATGGTTCGGTAACAGGCTCAACTTTACTTATTGCACCTTGCAATGCTAACGATACAGAAACTTTAAACATACCTGATTCAGGCGTTTTGTTTAACGATGGCATTCATGTTGTATTAAGTAATATTGACAGAGTTACTATTTTTCACTCTTAACATCTTAACTTTGTAGTAGCATCCTTGCGGTGCTACTATATTAATTAATATGGCAACACGAACAAAAGCAAAACCCATCCGAAGAACCACTACAGGAAAGGGAGCCAATTATCGCCCCACTAAAAAAGGTGCAGGCATGACAGCGAAGGGTGTTAAGGCTTATCGAAAAGCTAACCCCGGCTCAAAGTTGCAAACAGCAGTAACTGGTAAAGTTAAAAAAGGAAGCAAGGCAGCAAAAAGGCGTAAGTCTTATTGTGCTAGATCACTTGGACAACTTAAACGCAGTTCAGCAAAAACTAGGAATGATCCTAACTCAAGAATACGCCAAGCAAGGCGAAGGTGGAAATGTTAAATGGCTATACCTAAAAATGTAAAAAATCCAAGTCTTTATAGTAAAGCTAAGTCTAAAGCAAAGGCTAAGTTTGATGTTTATCCATCAGCGTACGCAAATGCGTACATGGTAAAGGAATACAAAAAAATGGGCGGTCAATACAAAGCTAATGGTGGAATTATGGAAAAAAGTCTAAAACCAATACCAAAAGGCAACAAGGGGTTACCCAAGTTACCCAAACAAGTACGCAACGAAATGGGCTTTTTGGCAAATGGTGGCACGGTTAAAAAGGGTGCAGGTGTTAAAAGTTTTATAGCTCGTGGTTGTGGTGCGGTTATGAATAATCGCAGAAAGAAAACCAAGATGCGAGGTTAAATTATGGGCATGAATTCAAAACATTATTTAAAAGATGGCACCGTTTGGAGTGGTTCTTATCATAAAATGCCTAATGGAAAATTACATACCAATAAAAATCATACAAAAACAAGTAAGCCAATTTTTCATTACGGAGATTTGAACAAGCTTGCAAAGAAACGGGCTATGTCACAAAGAGGCAAGTAAATGGCAAAACCAGCAGGCGGATTAAGGCGGTGGTTTAAAGAAGATTGGGTAGATATAGGCTCACCCAAAAAGGGTGGTGGATTTAATAAGTGTGGAAGAAAGTCCACAAAAGGATCAAAGAGAAAGTATCCCAAGTGTGTGCCTAAATCTAAAGCACAATCAATGAGTAAATCACAAATTAAATCAGCAGTTACAAGAAAGAGATCAAAAAAACAAGGTGTGGGCGGAAAGCCAACTAATGTTAAAACTTTTGCAAAAAAAAACAAAAAATAAGGTATCATAAACATTAGCCTTAATTGGCTAAATTTAAACACAGGAGTTTACAATGGGATTTTTATCAAAAGCATTTAAAAAAGTAAAGCCAAAATTAATGGCACGAGAAGCATCGGGTAAAATGGGCAAAGGTCTTTTTGGAAAGGTTGCTTCTAGGGCTGTTTCTAAGTCAAAAAATCAATCAGGCAGAGCAAGAATGCCGTCATCAGGCGGAATTTTTGGCTCATTGCGAAAATTAAGCAAAGAAAAACCTCAAGCAATGAAAGCTAAACGCACTCCAATGCCCGCAAGAGGAAGAGGCATGTCGGGGTCAAACCAAAGAAAAGTTGCTATGTACAAAGATGGTGGTGGCGTTTGTGCAGGTGCATCAAACAACAGAAGATCAAGACAGGGTGCTGAGATAGTAAGATAATATGGCAGTTTCAGGCTCTAAAAATTTTGAGCTAGATGTAGCTGAATACATAGAAGAAGCATTTGAAAGATGCGGTCTTGAGCTACGCACAGCATACGATTTAAAAACTGCAAAACGCAGTTTAAATTTATTGTTAGCTGAATGGGCTAACCGTGGTTTAAATCAATGGACTATCTCACAAACATCTATCGCTTTGACACAAGGCACAACATCTTATGATTTGGATGCAACAAATCCAACTGCTGTAATTGATGTGTTAGATGCATTTATCAGAAGAACAACTAATGGTACACCAAGCGATTTGCAAATGAATCAAATCTCAAGAAGTGAATATGCAGCTATTCCTGATAAAACTGCACAAGGTAGACCATCTCAATATTTTGTAGACAAACAAATTACACCAACAATCTATCTATACAACGCCCCTGAGAACTCAACAGATGTTCTTTATGTAAATAGAATTATGCGTATGGATGATGTAGATGCATCAACCGATACTTTGCAGATGCCATTTAGGTTCTATCCTTGCCTTAGTGCAGGATTGGCTTACTATCTATCCCTCAAAAAAGCTCCTGAAAGAACGGGCATGTTAAAACAACTCTACGAAGAAGAGTTTGAAAGAGCTTTAAGTCAAGACGAGGACAGAGCATCATTTAGAGCAACCCCTGATACTAGGGCATACGATTACGCATAATGGCATTCGCATCGGAAAAGAATGCGTATGGTATCTGTGATAGATGTGGTTTTAGATACGGTTTAAAAGAACTTAAAAAAGAATGGAATGGTTACAGAACCTGTCCTGAGTGCTATGAACCCAAACACCCACAATTAGAAACAAGAAGAAACTTGGCTGATCCTGAGGCTTTACGCAACCCAAGAGTGGACACAAGCGTAGTGCCAAGCAATTTTACAGTTTATACAAACTGGGATTTGGGTATAATAGGAACAGCACTTACGGTGCCTAATGCTTTAGAATCTGAATTAGGTACAGTTACGGTAACAAACACATGAGCTTTACATTAACAACATTAAAAACAGCTATTCAAGATTATCTTGAAACTGACGAAACCACTTTTGTAAATCAGCTTGATACATTTATTTTGCAAGGTGAAGAAAGGATATTTAAAGTAGTACAGCTACCTGATCAAAGAAAAAATGTTTCAGGTAATTTAACGGCAGATCAAAGGTTTTTAAACACACCAACAGATTGGCTTGGTAGTTTTTCTTTAGCAGTTATAGATGGTGGAAATTATACTTATTGCGATTTTAAACATAATTCTTTTATTAAAGAGTATTCTTCAAATACATCTACTAGAGGAAAACCAAAATACTATTCAATATTTGATCAATCAAGCTTTGAAGTGTCACCAGTTCCTGATCAAGCTTACGATGTAGAGCTTCATTATTTAGCAAGACCTAAATCAATTACTGATCCAACTGTAGAATACAATGGTGTCAGTGCTACAACATATTTATCAACTGAGGCTCCTGATACGCTTCTATACGCATGTTTGGTTGAGGGTGCAATATTTTTAAAACTACCTCAAGCAGAGGTTGGTATATTAGATTCTAAATTCAAAGAAGCCTTGGGTAGACTGAAGAACCTAGGTGAAGGCAGAGATACAAGAGATGAAATGAGGTACGATTCGCTTAGAATTAATGTAACTTAATTTTCTTTTTGAGAGGAGAAAAATGAAGAGAATAAAAAAACTTGAAGGCAAGACTGTGGCTATTGTTGGCTTGGGTCGCAGTTGGTTTGACTATAATTTAGCAGCATCTCATGGAGACAACTTTGATGAGGTTTGGGGCATTAATGCTGTAGGCTCTGTTATATATCACGATAGAACCTTTATGATGGACCCACCATCTAGGTTTTTAGACAGCGATGATGCAGGTGGACAAACCAGTGGTATGACAAGAATGTTAACAAAAGGCGATAAGCCAATTTACACATGTCAACTTGATGAAAGAGCAAAAAACTTAGTGTTATATCCTATTGATGAAATTGTTGGGGATTTGAATTGTTGTTATCTAAATAACACCGTGGCTTATGCTATAGCATTTGCTTTGTGGAATAAAGTTGGGTCATTAAAAATATATGGAGTCGATTTTACCTACAAAGGCAACCTACATTTTGCAGAATCAGGCAGGGCTTGTGTAGAGTTTTGGCTATCTAAATGTATGCATGCAGGCATGGAGGTAGGTGTTGCCAGTTCTTCTACGCTGTTAGATACAAATGTAGAAACTCGTGAAAAACTTTATGGCTATCATAGATTAGCAGACCCATTAGTGCCTTTAATGGATGGCGATAAAATGATTGTAAAAAAAATGAGCGAGCTTACAGTAAACACAATACCAATAGAACCACAGCTTATTGGCAGACACGATGATAAAACAAACCCAGTTGAACCAAAGGAGTGGTAAATGATTGATGATACAACTTTAACTAATCTTGGAAGTATTGAGGTACACACCACAACAGAAGGTGGTCATCCAGTAGAATTTTGGGCAAAAAGGTGTATTGAAAGAATCATTGCGGTAAGCGATGAAGCACCTGAAGATGTAAAAAACCAAGTCAATGAGTTTAAAAACAATATTGAAAAAGTTATTGAACTATATATGCAAAATGCTATAAAAAGTGATAGGATTACCATTAATAACAAATTAGAAAAAGCAGGTCACAAGGAGTCTGCTGATTTAATTAGGAAACTATAATTATGGCAATTACATCAACACTTACAACAAGTTTTAAACAACAATTACTCGAAGGAGTACATAATTTTAAAGCCAGTGGAGGCAACACCTTTAAATTAGCACTGTATACTTCATCAGCAACTTTGGGAGCTACAACAACAGCTTTTACTACGACTGGTCAAGCTTCAGGAACTAACTACACATCAGGTGGTGCTGACTTAACCAATGTTAATCCAACATCTTCAGGCACAACAGCTTTTACAGATTTTGCTGATTTAACTTTTGGTACAGCTACAATTACAGCAAGGGGTTGTATGATCTACAATTCTTCAGCAACAAATGCATCAGTAGCTACCATAGATTTTGGTGGAGATAAAACATCCACAGCAGGTGACTTTACAATTGTATTCCCTGCGGCAGCTTCATCTACAGCTATTATCCGAATCGCTTAATAGCAATGAAACATGCCATACGCAAAGTTTCAGTTTAAAGCAGGAATAAATAGAGAAGGAACCGATTACACAAACGCAGGCGGATGGTTCAATGCGTCTTTAATTAGGTTTAGAAAAGGTTTTGTTGAAAAATTAGGTGGGTGGGTCAAAAACTCGGCTAATTCTTTTCTCGGAACCTGTAGAAATTTATTTGCATGGATTTCTATTTCAGGCACTAAATTTTTATTTTTAGGCACTCACCTTAAATCTTATGTAAAAGAGGGTGATACTTTTTATGATGTTACCCCAATTAGATTAACAACAAGTGCAGGCGATGTAACATTTTCTGCAACCGATGGTGATGCTACTATCACCGTAAGTGATACAGCACATGGTGCGGTGCAAAATGATTTTGTCACTTTTTCAGGAGCAGTCAGTCTTGGTGGCAACATTAATGCTACGGTGCTTAATCAGGAATATCAAATAACAAACATTGTTGATGCTAACTCTTATTTAATTGAAGCCAAGGATACAAGTGGCGATCCTGTTTTAGCAAACTCAAGTGATACGGGTAATGGTGGCAGTAGCGTAGTAGGTGCTTACCAACTTAATACTGGACTAGATAATTTTGTATCATCAACTGGTTGGGGTGTTAATGCTTGGGGGTCAGGTGCATATGGGTCTGCGAGTTCTTTAACTTTTACCAATCAACTCAGATTATGGTCGTCTGATAATTTCGGTGAAGATTTAGTTTTAAACCCAAGGGGCGGTGGTGTTTTTTATTGGGATTCTTCAGGAGGCACATCTGCAAGAGCCGTAAACATTACATCTTTGTCAGGAGCAAACTTAGCTCCTACCGTTGGCTTACAAACCATTGTTTCCGAAACAGATAGACATGTGTTTGTTTTAGGTGCTGATCCTATTAATGACGCAGGCACAGCTAGAACAGGGGCTATTGATCCTATGCTTGTTGCTTTTTCTGATCAAGAAAGCGTAACTGAGTGGGAGCCACTAACAACCAATACCGCAGGCTCGGTAAGACTGTCTGTGGGTAGTGAGATTATTGGTGGGATAAGATCAAGGCAAGAAACTCTTGTGTGGACTGATTCAGCTTTGTATTCGATACAATTTGTTGGACCACCTTTAACTTTTGCAGTCAACTTAATCAATCAAGGTGTGGGCATGATCGCACCCAATGCTTGTATCAATGCACCGAATGGTGTTTATTGGATGGCTGAAGATGGTTTCTATCGTTACAACGGTAGTGTACAAAGACTAGAATGCACTGTCTTAAGTTATGTGCAAGAAAACTTAGACTTATCACAGTTGTTTAAAACATTTGCTTTGGTTAATAAACAATACAATGAAGTGTGGTGGTTCTATCCCTCAACTCAAGATAACACTGGTGAAATATCACGCTATGTTATATATAACTATTTAGAAAATACATGGAGCATAGGTGAGTTAGTTAGAACTGCTTGGCTTGATGAAGATGTGTTTATTGCACCAGTGGCTACCAATGACAATTATTTATATAACCAAGAAACAGGCGAAGATAACGATGGTTCTCCAATGGATAATGTCTTTATTGAAAGCTCTGATTTTGATTTGCAAGAAGGCAACGACTTTGCCTTTATTAGCAAAATCATTCCTGATATTAAATTTTATGGTACCAATACAGCCAGTGGTGTACCGCAAATAAACATGCAAATTAAAACAAGAAACTTTCCTGCACAAAGCTTATCAACCAAGGTTACTAAGGATGTTTCAAACAATACCAATGAATTAAATGTACGAACTAGAGCAAGACAGGCTGTGTTAAGACTGCAAAGTGATGATGACGCAGACACAGCAAACAGACTAGGAGTGCAATGGAGACTAGGATATACTAGAATGTATATACAGCCTGATGGTAGAAGATAATGGCAAAGCTATTACCGACAAGGTTACCGCAGGCTTTAGACGAAGTAACACCTGATGTTTTTAATAGATTAGTCAGGATACTTGAGTTAAACTTAGGACAGTTCGACCCAAATCGAACCCCGCAGTTCAACCAATCCGAATTAGGTGAACTGAACTTTATAGCGGGTGATATAGTGTTTAATACGACACTAGAGATTCACCAAGCGTATGACGGGAATGCTTTTCGTGATTTATATAGTCACCAAACATATTTGAGTGGCGTGAGTGGAACAGGAGCAGTAGGCTCCGTAACAGTTACAACGAGTTAATATGGCAACATTAGAAGAAAGAATACAAAACCTCACACAAGATATAAATCCCCTTGCTCGGAGAATGACCGAACAAGAGGTCATGGAGGCAAGACAAAGAGACCCCATGGCAGCAAGATTTGGTTCTGCTAATACAGGCTTTTATACTGATGAGCCAATAGGCTCAGGCGTTATGTCTGACAACGATATGGTTAGGATTAACAAGGCTTTATTAAGTGGTGTACAAGACCCAATGGTATCAAATGTAGACACAAGTGTGATGCAACCATTAGTCGATCTTGGTTTTGAACAACAAGTTAGAACCATAATGACATATCCGCAGAACTCACCTGAGTCTATGCAAGCTCAACAAGAAATACTCAACGAAATGGGTACAGGCATGGATGTAGACGCATTTGTGCAAACTGTAAAAGAAGTCGCACCCAAAGAAATTCAAGAAGAAATTTTAAAAGACAGAATGATGCCAGTTAGCGGTGAGGGTGATGAAGGTATCATGCGGTTATTGTCCGCAGGAAGAAACGAAGACACAACGGTTGGACACCTTGCAGAAGGTGATGTTGTTGTACCGCCTGAAGTATTACAAGCCAATCCACCAATAGCAGATGCTCTCGATGAAACCATGATGGAAATGGGTGTTGATCCAAGATCGAGAATTGTTGACACTACAGGAGAGCTAGGCGGAATAGCATCAATTAATCCTGATACAGGATTACAAGAATTTTTTATTAAAAAAGCATTATCTAAATTAAACAGAGCTAGAAAGAAAATTACAAAAAAATTAGCACCTGTTGTTGCTACAGTCGCACCTTTCATACCGGGTGTTGGACCCTTGGCAAAAGCAGCTATAACAGCTGCAGCAGGAAAGGCTTCAGGGCTTTCAACCAAAGATGCTTTGTTAGGTGGTGCTTTGTCTTATGGTGGTAGCAAACTGTTCGCTAACAACCCTTTAAATCCTTCAGCAGGCACAGTACCCAAAGGAAATTTTTTTAGCAAAATTGGTGAATATGTAATGCCGGGCAAGGATGGGATTGGTCTTTTGGGTAATCTTGGCAAAAGTGCAAGCGGTGCATATGAATACATAATGCCGGGCAAAGATAATGTTGGCTTGTTTGGAAATGTAAAAAGTGGCATTAGTGGTTTATTCAATAGAACACCTGAGTCTGACATTATAAAATACGACCCAGTTAATCAGGGTTACATAAATATAGAAACTGGCATGCCTGCAACGGCTTCAGAAATAGCATCTTTAACCACCCAATCAAACTTGGGCAGAATAGAGGATGTTGCAAAAATGCTTACTGGTGATGATGGCATGACTAGAACTGAAGAGCTTATGGCGGTAGGATATACACCTGAACAAATAGAACAAGCTAAGGCAAATGGCACATTCAATGCATTGGTTGCTCAGGCTAGAGCCGAAGGTAAAGTACCGAACAGAGGTGCTGTTGGAGCCATACAAGGTGCATTAACTGGTGGCACACAAGCAGGTAGCGATCAAGGCGGTCTTGGCATGATGGGTAAATTAGGTATTGCAGGACTTGCAGGCTTAATTGGTAAGTTGGCTTATGAAGAAGCCAAAGATCAAAAAGGCGTACCTTTAACTCCACTCACTCAAATGGATCAACTTGGCAGATATAACATAGAAGCAGAGATAGCTCGTAGAACAGGAGCAGAAATGCCATCTCGTGTAGAGTTTGGTTTAACTCCTGAAGGCATGCCTGCACTAAGCGGTGGCAGACCCACTGTTACAGAGGGCATGGTATATCAACCACCCGAAAAAAGAATGATGGCAAGAGGTGGCATTATGGCTTTTGCTGACGGTGGTATCGTAGCTATGGCAGAAGGTGGTGACATGGATGTTGCTATCAATGTAGAAGAGTTTCCTGTAAGAGATGGACAGATCAATGGAGCAGGCACTGAGACATCAGACGATATTCCTGCAATGCTTTCAGACGGTGAGTTTGTAATGACTGCCAAGGCTGTAAGAGGAGCAGGTTCTTTTGATGTTAACAATAACAATGGCATACTAACTCTAACTCCAAACGGAGAGCCAACAAGGGACTCAGGCACTAGAGTTATGTATAAACTAATGGAACACTTTGGGAGCATGGCATAATGGCAGAGCCAATCGCAACAGATATTCAACAACAGTTTAGAACCCTAGACCCTACTACTAGAGAATTATTCTTTGGTTCAGGCATACCGGGTACTTCTAGCTATTCACCGGGCTTTATGCAACAAGCATTTAGAGCTTCGGAGAGAACATTTTATGATGAGCAAGGCAACCCAGTTGTCGTGCCACAAAAGATTGCAGGACTATCTCCTGAACAATTAGCGGCTATTGGTTTATCAAGAGAAAAAATTGGCGTTCAAGACCCTTACATGCAAAAGGCTGAACAAGCTTTTGGTACAGGTATCGAAAGTTTATTCGGTGGTTTGGGTGAGTCTGAGCAAGCATTAAGAGAATATGCAGGTGCTGAGTACGATCCTAGTTCATATCAACAATTTATGGACCCATATCAAGAAGAAGTTATTGACCAAGTACGCAAAGATATACTTGAAAGAGGAGCCATGGCTGACATATCAGCTAGAGCTTCTGACATCGCTAGAGGCGGTGAATCAGCTTTTGGATCAAGAGCTAGATTGGGTGCAGAAGAACGCACTGAAGCTCTCGGTAGAGGCTTAGGAGAGGCTTTAGGCGGACTTAGAAGCCAAGGCTTTCAACAAGCACAACAAACAGCCATGGGCGAATTTGGTAGACAACAACAAGCCCAACAACAACTTGCTTCAGGACTTGGTTCTTTAGCAGGTGCAAGACAAGCAGGTCAGTTTGGTTTAGGTCAAGCTTACTCAGGTCTTGGTGGACAAGCACAACAATCTGCTCAGGCTGACATACAAAGACAACTCGGTTTAGGTCAAATGACACAAGGATTACAACAAGCACAATTGGATGCAGCTAGACAAAACGCATTGATGCAACAACAAGCACCATTGCAACAAATGCAATCATTGTTACCATTTGTACAAAGTGTCCCCGCAGGATTCAGTCAGATTGGTACAACTTATGGAGTTCAACCATCAGCCTTGCAAACAGGCTTAGGAGTTGGATTATCAGCACTTGGTGGTTTAGGTAGCTTTATGAATCCACCACAATATAGAACATTCGGATAATGCCAATGAGCAGAACAGGTTTGTCATCGTTAATGGGTTATGCACCGGGTGGTATTGTTGGTCTTGAAACAGACTATAAAAGGGATACTGGTGGCTTGGATAGTATTGTAGACGCAAATGCCGTTGCAAACGCAAACGCAGAAATTCTAACCAATCAGACCGATGTTAGCTCTACACCAACAAGCAGTGATGCTCTACAATCAAACATAAGTGCATTGCTCTTACAAGCAGTAAACCCTATGAGCATGGATGTAAGCCAAAGATCAAAAGAATATCAAGACATGCTAAGGGGTGCTGTAAGCGAACCTAGAAGACCTTCTTTTTATGATTTAGCCTCTGAAATTGGTAGGGGTTTATTAGCTCAACAATCAGAAAAGCTACCCTCTATTGGTAGGGGTGTGGGTTTAGGCTTTCAGTCATTTAAACAAGAACACGATGCAAAAACAAAAGCATTTGACGAAAAATTAGACAACCTTGCGGTTCAGTCAGTAAGTTTGGCTATTGGAGATAAACAAAAAGCAGAACAAAATTATAATCAACTGGTATACCAAGAGCTTCTTGATTCAATAAATCCTGATAAAGGTACAGCCGTCACATATGGCAAGAAGCTAGAAAATGGTGAAATGTCTTACAAAACTTTTGGATCAAAAGAGGTAAGCGATATTGCCGAGGCAACTGCTGATGGATATGCAGAAATAAAATCTCCTATGGTTCAAATCGGTGGCGACTCAGACAAAGGGTTAGCCAAACTGTATGAAGAGCTAGGTCGAGCCGCTGGCAAGCAAGAGAGTGTATACACACAAGATTATCAGCTTGCAAATAACAGTAATCAACTTCTTGACCAAATGGAAAAATATGGCTATCAGTTGCCTGAAGAAGCGTTTGGTTTGGCTCCGCAACTTTTTGAGCCTATAAGAAGATTTATTGTGTCTTTTCCGGGTATTAAGAATTTGCCGATTGCAGATGGCTTAAAGGAAATACAATCTAAATCAGAGCCTATGGCAAGTGTAACCGTTAATCTAGCCATGATGAATGTCCAAAAAACTAAAGGACCGATCTCTGATACTGAAATGCGATTATTTATTAGCTCAATCCCAAGTCTTGCACAAACCAAAGATGGTTATTTTGCGACCATTGGTATTATGCGAGAAATAAATGACTTTGTTATTAAATTTGAAACAGAAAGACAAAATCAAAGAGATTCATATATGTCACAAGAGGGTGCTTCAATTTCAGGTCTACAATCACACATGACAAAATGGGAAACACAATGGCGTAAAGACAACAGAGCATTTACTGATGAACAACTTGAAACTTTTAGGGATAAAGCACTAGAAACAGAAGCAAACCCCGAAAGACAAAGAATAGCAAATGAAGCCATTAATTATTTTGACACCATGAGCAAAGCACCTGTTGAAACTGCCTCAATAGCCACTGAGGAAACTGATGCATTGCAGGAAATGTTGGATAATTTAAAAGAATAATTCATGGCAGAATCAAAGTACACAATCGAACAGATAGAAGAGGAGCTTGAACTACGCAGAAGAAACAAGCCCTCTAATGAGTTGGATGCGATTGTTGCATCTTTAACTAACGATGAATCTGCAAGAGCAGAATATTTAAAAAGAAAAAGATTTCCTGATAACCCCGATGTAATATATTTTAAGGATGAAGATAACGACCTATCTTACATTGATCCAATTACAAGAAAGCCCACCAAAGAATTCAAAGAATACGGTGACTGGGTAGATAGCTACGATGTCTTTGGCAAGATTGTTCCTGCGGTACAGCTTGGAGCAGAGGTTGTGGGTGGTATGTTAGGTCTTGAGGGTGGCTATAAAGGTGGTATTAAAGTAAAAGGCATAAACATACCGCTACCTAAAGGTAGATTGGGTGCCACTTTAGGTGGGGCAGGAACAACTGGAGTAGCAGGCACTGGTGTTTACGCTTTAAGGGGCGTAGCCTCAGAGCTTTTAGGAGGTCCTGAGCTTAACACCGACAGGTTAGCAGACGATCTCATAATGACTTCTGCTTTTGGCGGAATACCTATTGGCATAAGCAAGCAAGCCAAGATTATTGGCAAGTTTGGCTATGATGGTGGTCAAAATCATTTAAGTTTAATTATGGAAGCTGCTCGTAACACAGACAATCAAACAGCAAGAAAATTAGCGAAAGATGAATTTGGCATTGATCTTACCGTGGCTGACATAGAATATGGAAAAAACCCATCAACCTTAGTACAACTCCAAAATCACCTTGCTAGGGGCAAGGAGGGTTACAGATTAAATGATTATTACGAATCTACTACCGCACAAATTAATGAAGCAATAGACACCTATTTATCAGAGTTACAAGCAGGAAAATATGTTACAGGCAAAAAAGCTGAAGCTTTAACGGGTGAAGCCGACCCCTACCCAATTGAAAATATAAAAAATCTTTCTGAGTCTGTTATTCAACAAATGGCTAAAAACAAACAAAGAAGATATGAGAAACTTTTAGCAGAGGCTAATTCAGAAACTAAGCCATACTATTCTGTGGATGGCGTTCAAGTAGACCCAGTGCGTCAGGCAGAGATAGAAGATTTGGTTTTAGGTTTAGATGAGAAGTCTAAACAGGCATTTTTAAAACAAAATAATTTAATTGCAGAAGATAAATTAATTGAAATAGATGTTAGCCCAATAATTAAAAAATTAGATGATGAAATAGCAAACACAAAAAGCCAAGCACTTAAAGATACTTTAGAAAAAATAAAAAACACTTTTTACGATGGCGAAGAATTAAAAAGAACCCTCTATGACTTAGATCAAGTAAAAAAAATTGATTTAGATAATTTAGCCACAACAAATGTAAAAGATGGTGCTTATCAAAAATCTAAGTTGCCTTATAGTTACAAAGAAGATTTAAACCAATTGCTAAAAGCACATTCAGAAAAGTACCGATTGGCTAATAGTGTATATGATCCAACCAAGCCACATACTCAGGTATTAGAAAAAAGCATTGTTGGCGTGCTATCAAGAGTTATTGGGGATGACACTAAAGTTGCAAAAACTTTGCAAAGAGTTTTTCAGGGCAACGCATCGCCAAGAGAGGTAACAGCTTTAAGAAGGTTGGTGCAGGCTAAAGACCCACAAGCCTTTCAAAACCTCAAGCACATGTTTTTACAAGACGAAATTGCCTTGGCAAAAAACATGCCACAGTTTATTCGTAAGGTAGGTTTTGGCAACTTAGACCCTAGATATGTAAACGCTTTAAATGATAAAAATAAAGCCCTTGGTGATTACACTCAAGTTGTAAAAGAGTTTGGTTTAAATTCAAGAGAAGCAACCTTAGCAGGGAACGCAAAAAAAATTGCTGACGACAAATTTGCCGATGCACAAAAATATCTTGATAACAGAAAACAAGTTTACAAAGCTTTGTTTGAACCTGAAGAATTTGAAACCTTTGTAAGACTGATGGACACAATACAAAAGGCATCGTTTATTAAAGCCAAATCAGAATCTGCTACTTATGGGTCAGGGCAAATTCGTGAGGATATTGAAGATCAGTTTAGAGGAAAAGCTGGTAAACTTGCCGATGCTGTTTTCAGTTTATTGGGTGTTGTGGCACCAAGAGCTGCAAGAGAAAGATTTAAAAGGGGTCAAGCAGATCAGGTTGAAAAACTAATGATTGATATGCTTACCACGGGTCCTGAAAACTTAGATGCGGTCAATGAAGCTATTAATGTTGTTTTGCCATACCTATACGCAGGGTCACAGGCAGGAGTGCGAATTCCTACAGCTATGGCTGACGAAAGAGATGATGTGGTGCCAACACAAGAAGATGTTGTTGAGGCTATACAAAAACAAAAAGACAACCTTAGCTCACAACTAGACTCAGCACTACAGAGTTTCCAACCATCAAACATCCCACTGGTTCCACCTGCTACTGCTGTTAGACCACAGGATATGTTATCTGAAACGATCTTACCTAATCCAAAAGACCGAGAGTTGGCTGAACGCCTAGCTATGCGTTCTTCAGGGATTGGCTCTTTAACTTAGATTAAAGCTGATCTATATCAAACTGAACATTCATTTTATTCCCATAAAACTTAGAAGTTTGTACTCCTAGATTTATAAAATACTCAGCCATCTTTCTTGGGCATTTATTCTTCGCACTAGCAAGTGCAAACAATTGATCAGACAAATGCTTATCAATGGCTATAGGAGTAATGTCCTGTTCAACTCTTTTTGAGCCTTTTATTTCTTTGACAATATCTTTAGGAAAATGTCCTGCTAACATGATTGTCTCCTAGTTATACAGCTTCCCCCTCTTGCTGTTGCATTACTTTTTTGTGATTGGTCTCAACCATTAAACGGATTTGATCAATCTTTTTTCTTCTTTCTAAAGAACAAATCTCTTGCAATAACTCGTAGGTTTTTAGATCGACTGTCAAGGTTCTGTAGCCCTTGTTGTAGTCACCCATATCAATCTCCTTTATGTACTTAAAAGTGAATTGTAACTGATTATAATACATTTGAACACAATATTAACACTTTATTAGCATATAAAAAAAACATCAATAAAAGTGTTGAAAATGTTGTAATTATCTGACAATTTGTTATTATAGGTATGTAGGAAATAGTTCTTACACATTGGAGACACAATATGAACAAATTACTTCAAGACCTTGATAACATAAACAACTTTGACTACCAAGGCATTGCATATTTTTGGGGTCATGAATACAAGCATGCTTTAAGAGATGCTACACCCAAGCAAAGAGTTAAAATTCAAAATGCAGGTCTTAACCTAGGCATTGATTTTTTAACAGCAAACAAAGATGCTTGGTATCTTATAGCCAAAGTTTTAAATCGAGATGTTAATCAGTTGGTTGACATCGAGGAGGTAGCGTAATGAAACACTTTAATAACAGAAAATTTAGTTTGATGAATTACATGTGTGACATTCTGTTTGATTTCTACGAGAAAAATAAATTAGAACATATGTGTGCCTTAGAATCTCGAATGAGTGGTAACTACAAAACTGAAGACCAAAAGGAATGGTTGGAAAGATTTGGCGATGTTTGGGACAGAATTGAAAACAGAGAGGTAGAGAGAAGTGTTCACAAGTGTTGACATTCAATGCTTGTGAGAGTAAATTTAAGTTTGTTCATTTAAACAAGGAGAATCAAAATGGTAAGAACAAGAAAAGACGAGACTTACGATCAAATGGTTGCAAGATATAGGAAAAACCTTGGAGATGATATCCATGAGACATACACAGGGCGTTGTGTCCTTGGTGACCATGGTGAGTTCACATCTACCTTTGAAGGATTCCTCAATAACCCCATAGGTTGTAATGCTTGTATACAAAAAGGCATGACTGCATGGGATAAGGACTTCAACGAAGCATTAGTTTGGGAGGCAATAAAAAAAGTTATTGCAGATAAAAATAAACCTAAAGTAGAGGAGGCAGAAAGTGACACAGTATAAAGATGTTGTAGAAAAACAAAACCAAAAGCTTAAAGCAGAGAAAGATGCAAACACGCTTGTTAGCCTTGGTTGGCAAAGAGAAGAAAGTGGCAAACCTAATGTTGTCAGACACAAGATGTATCGAAATAGAATAGAATATGAATATTCTGATAAACGCAAAAAGCCACACACAGAATGGCTATAAATTATCCATGCGGTTGGTTTGACGCAGAACAATTACCAAGGGAAGACGATGAGTGATCCAACAAAAGATTTATACGACTACAAGGGTAACTTCTATGACGATGTTACTAAAAAACTTTACAAGTGGTCGGAATTAAAAAAAATATTAAAAGAAAGAAACGAGGGGGATAAAAAGGATGGTGCTAAAAAATAAACCTATAAGCTTTGAGCAAGCTTTGTATGCTTACAAATGTCATTACCAAGACATGTACAACATGAGTGATGTGGAGATGCCTGACATTGTATCTTCATATAACGATGCTAGAGGTGGTTGGTTTTTAAGAAGCGATCAAGCTGAAAAATTAGCTCATGTATTAAAGTCGGGTTATGTTAAACTAAACCATTAAGAGAGGACCCTAAATGTTATTTAAAAAGAAAGACGATATCTTGTTAAACACTAGCAAGATGACAGCCAGTGAAGTGATAGAAACTTACGCTAGGCTCAACCTGTTTCAAAAGGCAGGACTGCTTAGACTATTGGTTAGAGATGTGATCTTTGAACACAATGATGAGCAGATCAGTGGACTGGAGTTCAACAGCATTGAAGTAGACGGAGCTATTATTACAGCTAAATCAGAAGATTAGAGGCGGTTGGTTATTTTGCCAACCCTTCTCATGGTCATAAACTTCCACAGTTCAGGTATAGGTCGTAGATCGTTATAACCCATAGCAACACTAGGACCACTACCAAAATCTACATCTTGGGCTTTCTCCAAAAACTCTTTTCTACCTATCCACCCTGCAACCATCACTGAGTCAGGTATGTCGTGTGGTGTGACAAGAATGGCTACATCAGCCTTGAAGTATTTCTTTTGTTTAAATAATAAATGCCCTGCTTGGGTAAAGGTAGCCTTCACATCAAAGGACACATCGTTGTCCCACATGTCAATGTTCATATCAATGCCACCCTTATGGATGTCGTGATCTATCTGAAAGATTCTAGCTACAGCTAACTCACCTTTCACACCCAAGAGATCAATGTCGTGATCGGTGCGAGACTTGTCTCTTCTTTGATTCGCAACACCACTGGCTCTTGCCAACTGCCAACGCAAAGATGCTGCTTGTTCGCATTCTGATAAATCCTGTCTTGAAAATCTTACTATCATAATAATCCTTTTCTTTTTTTATAAGCATGAATGCCAACTCTAAACATGGTTCTAGCTGTGTCATTCGGTAAGTCGTGATATGCCAAGTTTAATAACCTGTTTGAAAGCATATACATACGCTGAGGCAACCACGCCACTGCAAGGTGGGTGATTGTCTCAATGCGTTTGTCCTCAAAGCCATATTCTCGTAAAAAGTCCTCTCTTTCTTTTTGAGTGTTAAACTCTGAAGCTTTACCTGCCCAGTAAATATGATCGTGAATGGGGCGAGGTAAACTTTTAGCCAATTACAAATCCGAAAGTTTAATTGGCACAATCTGATTGTGTAAATTGTATGGTGTGTAAATACCTGTCTGCTCACACTTCAATAATAAATCCAGTGCTTGTTCATTCAGAGATCGACCATACTCAACAGCCTCAGGCTCCAACTCATAAACCACATATGGATATGGATGAGTCTTTTCTATTGCAAGAAACTGGAACCTATCAACCTCAGTCAAACCTACATTTTTAGCGGCATCAAGATAGAAAGCTGCCTGTTGATGATAGCCAAATGTTTTAACTGAATGTTTAAAGGCTCTTGGTGAAGCGTCACGACAGGTTTTAAGATCAACAATCACATTGTCTTGCAACATATCAAAACGAGCCTTACACAGATGTCCAAAGTAATCGAAGACCACTGATAGCTCAGTCTTATCCTCGCCTCTTGGTTTAAATGCATCAAGAACTTCACAGCGAGCTACACAAGTGTCATACAAATCTTGTGTGATAACGCTACGGTTACCAACAGAAGAAAGAAAGTCTGCGTACTCTTCTTTGCCTGCCTTGGTTCTTTTGTCGACCTTGGGTGCTATGACGAACTC